TGAATAATCTTGCCATCGTCGTCTTGGCAGATTGCTTCGTTAACAATGTCATCGATTGCAGACTCAATTTCAGGCTGCATTGCCATTTCACGATAGCGAGATATAAGTTCTACTTCATTCTTTGCTGTACCATCAAGGTCAACATAAGTTCCATAATAAGCAGCGGAAGTAATTGTTAATGCACCATCATCGCTTGCTGGTGGGCTAAACGATTGTTGCGTTGATTTTTGGTCTTCTTCCTCTTGACGAGAAATAGTAAAACCAAATAAACTAAACTTTTGGGCCATATTTTTTTAATTCCATTTCAAAAAGCACATAAAAGAGAGGACCTAAGCCCTCTCTTATGTATACAACAAATTTTAGCTTGTTGTTCCGACAGAAGTCCAGTATTGATATGAGAACGTTACTGTAAATTCTTCAATGGTGTCGTTGGTACCCCAATCTAAATCGATTGGAGATAGATCAACTGGGAACAAGCCAACAAAATTGTATGACTTGATAATACCGTTTGTACCAGAAGTTGCAGCTTTGCCATATTGATTCACTGTAGCATCAATTGCATATGGTTGACCACCTGAACCACCACCTACAACAGGTGCAGGTAATCTTACGTTACCAGCATTGCTGTTAATGCTATTCATCCATGCTTCAATTGAGTTACGAACAGAGAAGTTCTCATCGTTGATAACTGTAATTGTCCAGTCAGCAAAAGTTCTGTTACCTGCAAACTTAGCCTCACGACCAAAGTAATACAGAGGAACTGTTCCAATTGTTGAACCTGGCAATTGCGCCGCTTTACATAAGAATGAAAACGGTGAGTTTGCATTTGATCCAACGTTTCCTGGCAAACCAGGTATTACTACCTGGAATAGATTTGGACGTGCGCCGTCTTGTTGCAACGCACTTGTAAATTCGCTAATTTGAAAAGCCATTTTTATCTCCTATTTCTTTTATTTATTACGCTGTGGTAGTAGTAACTGTGGAGAATGTTACACCTGTACCAACCGCAACAAAGTTCAATTGAATAAAGTTGATAGAACGTGCTGGCTGAATGTAAATGTCACCAACAAATTGGTTATTATTTACAACGCTTTGAGTGTTATTTGTAGAGTCACAAACAACTTGGAATGCTTGAATTCCTCGTTGTGCTTGAACTTGACGCAAGAATGGTGTTACCAAAGCAACGAATTGTGCTTGTGTAAACGCATCATTGAACTCAAATAGTGAGTATTGAGCAGCTTTTGAAATTGCTTGTTCAAGAACAATAAACAATCTACGAACGTTAATACGATCAAACGCTGAAGGTTGTGATTGTAGAGTTTTGTCTCCAAACAATACTGTACCTTGACCAGGGAATGAAGCAACAGGATTAACTGAAAGTGGATACAAAACATCACGAGCAGCTTGCGTTGGATTGAAAGCTAGTTTGATAACATTCTTAATAACACCACGGTTGAAACCTGCTGGAGACCACCAAGGACTATTTTGTGTATCTGTGTATACACATAGACCAGCAATGTCACCGTTCAATGGAACCCAACGATATGTGTTGTTGTAGCGATCAAACAAGTATTTCCAACCAGAGTCTGCGAAAGCATAAGAACCGATTGGACCACCAGCAACAGAACTCAATGTATTGATCCAAGTTCTAATGTCTGAAGTTTCATTACCTGAATTGTTAACGACCGCAGTAGATGGTGGAGAAATAAATGCCACACAATCTTTACGAGAAGCAGCCATATTAATTGCCGCTGTTTGTACCGCTGTGTTTGTGTATGGACCAGTCATCAATAAAGAGATTGATGCTTGTGTAGGATCCGCAAAATAATTCATTGCTGTTGTTATATCACTATCTGTGATTGGAGCATCAACACCACCAGACAATGATAATGTATAAACACCAGACAAGGTTGTGAAGTTTGTGTTAGCTGATGTATTACCCCAAGTTCCGTTGGTTGCAACGTAATTTACAGGGTCTACTGCATAAATGTATTTTGAACTATTAAAAATTGCATTCTTGTAATAGCTAGATTGACCTGTACTATCAACTGCATCAGATGCTTTTGACAGGTAAGAATAAGTTTCTAGAACTGTTCCTTTTACACCAGAGAATAAACCACCAGTATCAACAACTGCAATGTGGATTTGGTCATTTGCACCACCAAGTTGCTTTGTATTGTAAGATGTTCCAGGTAGACCATTAAAGAATCCAGATAGTGAAACAGTGCTTGCATTTGCTGTGGTTGTATTAGAAACTGCAACATTCCATGCGTTAAATTGTGCTGTATTGGAACCTGCATCAATAACAGAAACTGTCAGTGAATTACCTAGTGCACCAGGATAGCGAGCCATGAAAGCACCACGAACGTTGCCGTTTGGTCCTGTCAAATATGTGTATTGGAATACATCTCTATTTGGAATTTGATAACCTGTACCTTGTGCTGTAGAGTTCAGTGTATTTGCATCCACTGCACGAACAACTTGTAGGTTATTTCCGTATGCTAAGAATGACGCTGCTGTCCAAAAGGATGCATAGGTATTGCTATCTGGTGTGCTAAACGTATTGACTAATGTTTTTTCTGTGTCAATTTGTGTAACTTTATTAGCTGGACCCCAGTTAAAGGCACCTGCATATGCACCGGCTGTAGTAAGAACTGAAGGTACAACTGTAGTCAAGTTGGTTTCTGTTGTAATTACGCCTGGAGATAATTGAGCGATTTGAGCCATTTGTTTCTTCTCCTTGATTATTCTGTTATTGGTAGTTTATACCATGTGAATATTTATGAAAGACCATTTTTACATATTCCTTAGCATATCTCTAACGAAAGAGCCGTAGGTGTCACCACCAACGCTGGAATCCCATAAATCGCCATCTATAAGTTCTAAATTGCTTTGTCTGCCGTCATCCACAATCATATCAGGTAAAGTTTCATCATCAACTTGATTCAGTGTTTCAAGTTGAAGTTGCTTACGGATGTCGTGACTTACAATTTCCTTAAAGTATTTTTGTGTTGATGCCCAAGCAAACAACACCGTTGTCATAACCAAGTCGTCATTTGCACCTTCTTCAGCCGCAAATGAGTTTTTATCCTGAACAAATGTGGTTAGTTCAGATATAGTATCGAAATCATTGATCTGTAGCTTATCACCTTCAATCAACATTTTCAAATTGGAGCAACCAATACGTTTAACTTGAGGTGACATTTTAAGTCCAAGTTGTACACCTCGGGCAAAACCTGCACTAAGTTGCTGTGGTTTTTTGTTACCTGTGAATACTTTCCACAAGTTTTCGTACTCCAACTCTGCATGTAGAATTTCTGCAATCTGTGGAGTATTGTTGATTTCTACCAACACATACGCATCGTTGTAGAGTCTCGCTGCATTATATATGATAGTTGGGAACAAGACTGGATGTATCGATGAACTCTTATATGTAGCTACTTGTTTGTATGGTAGTACCGATATATCAAACACCGAGAACGCAGATGCATCGAGGTTTCTACCTTCCGATACGTCAACCGTGATTGCATACAAGTGGTCTTTTTGCTTATCACCATCTTCCTTGATTGGATATTCATAGATGTTTACACCATCATGTTCGGATGTTGCATCTTTATATACCATCTCTGCCAGTTTCTGGCCAGAAATCAAAGTATTGGTTGAACCTAAGAATTCACACTCAAATTCTTGACGGAACTGTTCAAGTGAGGTGTTTCGAATTGTTTCTTCTTTCCACTTTTCATCACGACCTGGTACCATTGACCAGTGGATTTCGAATGGTTTGTAACCGTTTTTCTTGCCAATAGCATCCATCCACAGCTTGTAGAATAGATTCATACCATTTGGGGTAGAAACGATAATAATCTTTGTAGACTTACCAGATGAGATAACGGGATAGACAGAGTTAAAGAACTCATGTGCAATGTTACCTGGAACGAACGCAAATTCGTCCAAGAATACACAGTTAAAAGAACCTCCACGAACCGCTGAGGATGATGTAGATGCAGCCATAATCTTAGAACCGTTCTCCAGTTCTACATTACCCTTGTTCCATGTAACAACACCTTGCTGGAGCCACATAGGAAGGTTTTCATATGCAAGCTGGTATTTGGCCAGAATATCTCTAGCTAGTGAACCTTTGTTAGCTAGAACTGCAACGTTTTGTGTATCTGTGAATAGTGTCAACCAAAGTAAGTATGCAACTGATGTCGTAGTTTTACCAACCTGACGAGGACACTTGGTGATAGCAAAGCGATTCTCATGGAACAGACGAATCATGTTCTTCTGAAAGTCCCACATTTCAAATGGCATCAAACCACGGTCAACGTTGACAATCTTGATATAATTTTCTGCAAAGTAAACTGGGTCTTTTGCACATTTTATGTACTCCTCAACCTGCTCTTTGCTAAACTTTATCTTTACACCAACTTTTTTAAGGAGTGGATTATCACGGTAACTATCACGTATATCTAAAGTCATTCTTTGCCTTTAATCAACTTACTCAATTCAGAAGTTGAGCCAACAAATATGGCTTTGTCAATATTTGTTGTTCCTGAAGCTGCATTCTTTTTGTCCATGTCACGCATCTGTTTCTGTACAGACAGTAGTTCCTTGTTAGCATCTACTACGTTTTTGAGTAGAGTGCCATAAACTTCAAATGCACGAGGATGTTGACCAGCTTTTGCAACTGCTAGAATTTCTTCCATAGCATCTTTACCTTGATCGATCAAATCTTGTAGGTTTGATTTTGTCTGTTCGTATGCATCTGCTAGGTCTTCTTTGAGACTATCTTCCGATATTGAATCAGGTAAATATTCTTTTTTCACGGCAGGAACTGGTGCTGGTTCTTGAACTTTGGCTGTTACGTCAAAGATTTCTTCCATATTCTTTTCAAATGTACTCATGGTTTTTCAGTTATATTTGTCGTATATGTATATGCACTATTTGCGTTAGCTGATGTTGGGTTAGGAGTTATTGTGATATTTGCATATGTTTTTGGTTGTAGAACATATGAATTAAATATCCATTGGCCATTGTCTTTAGAACCAATCAATGGTTTACCGGTGACAAAATTGCCTGTTGCATTTGTTACAGTTAGTTTTTTGTTTATTGTATCCCAGTCAACAACTTGTGCAGTTGCTGTTGACATTGCAAGAGAAATGCCCTGGTATACAAGTTCACCTGGAGAATAGTTTCCTAATCCAGGAGTAACCATGTTAAAAACTATAGTCTTTGCTGATTCAGTATCATTCAAGAAATTGGTGAATGATGTTTTGATTAGTCCTGTTGATCTTGTTGCACCGAATACAAAACCTTTGACCGTAAAGTTCAGTGTCCAGATAATCATTCTGGTGTCATGGTCTCTGTCACCTTCAAAGTCTACATTGTAGTCTACAGACTTGAGAACAACAGGCACTTCTTTAACGATTCCCATTTCAGGAATCATGTTTACTTTTACTGTGTAATCTGGAGCAAAGAAGGGTAGAATATGTTCAATGATTTGATTTCCGTCCTCAATGTTGCGAACATAAAGATATAAAGAAAAATCGAAATCGTAAGGAACAGGCGCATATTGTGATACCGTAGTTGATCCATTTTGAAAGAAATTCTTGGTATTAGTTATCTGCTTTCTGGATGGATCATAAGACATACCGTTCATCTCATATGACATACGTGGCAAAGTCATCTGAACTTTTTTGTCCAACTCTGGATCACCCTGCAAACGCATCACATACAATTCTTTTGCGGCATAATCAATTGGAACAATGAATCTTTCTTGTTCTGTCAAATCTGGATTGTATCGAACCAGCGTGATGTTGTTGAACAAGTCACCAAATGCAACTGTCAACTTGCGAATCATTCTATTGTAAAATACATTTGCCATTATAGACCG